TTTTCCTTAAACAGAAGCCATCAATTAATTGGTTAAAAGGTTAAATATAAATCCTTTCAAAATCCCAATGGGCAATCCAATTAATTAGTGCCTGTAAGGTAGTAGAGAAAACTGGGCAGCAGATTAAAGGACTGCATAATCCTGTATTCTATTACCTTGCTAAATTATAGTAATCCCATTCGCAAAAACATATGTTATGGGATATAGGGAGGGAGTAATACGTAGTAAATTCTAGAAAATCGTAAAGCTCCCTTGCCTTAAACCCAATTCTTAGGAATACAAATAACTTCCCCAAATTCTATTTCTTTACTATCAGGATCTTGTGAATAAGTTCCAAAGATAGTAATGTAATCATCATTCTCCTCAAAAATCCAACCTTTAGTCTTAGACTCTGCAGGTTTAATCTTCTTCATCTTGTCATGTGTGAGCCAACCAGTATTTGATTGAGCATCAAACCAAGATATAGAAGTTTCAATTTCTTTGTAAGGGAAATCTATTACAGGTTTCTTCTTCTTTTTAGTGTAGCGTTTTTTTATCATGAGTATGCCAACAGAATGTTTGTTTATCGTTGTCTTCAAACTTTTGCATAAGATCTATAGGAACATTACTACCTTCTTCGTCAAATACTAATTGAAGGTAGGTACTATAGATTATAGCAAGTGCCATAGCATCTGCTGCTCTCAATGATAATTGTGGTGATTCGGCTTTTATAAAATTACCTATAGCTGTAGGGTTAACATTCTTGATAAAGTGATCAGAATATTCAGGTCTACTTCTAGTCGGAAATTTTATAATTTTAACCATAATTTTTATATACCTTTGGCAAGGATAATATATTCTATAGTTTGGGTTGCACTATAAAGTCAACATGCTTTTTGATTTTAGGTACAAGATTATTGTATATCTTGATCCATAGATCAGATTCATCTACAAAAAAAGCTTTAGAAACTTTAGAATTTAAATGAAACTGATAGAAAATACAGGCTATTTCTTCAGCATCAATGTCTAAATCCTTCCAGAAATTTCTTTCATTCTTACCACATGTATGTAATTGGTGGTGATGAACACTACATAGAGGAATAGCCCATTGATCTCCTGTCTTTTGTCCGAAGCCTCTAGGCATAGCAAATTGTAAATGATGTGCCTGACAAGGATGATCACAGCAAAGTATACAAGGTTGAGTAGATACCCACCTAAGATATTTTTTGTCCTTGAGTCTTTGTACCTTGTCGCCTGATTGTATGTCTAATTTTCGTGTACCCATAATAAGCTGATAATCTACTTAAACCTTCATGTATATTATATGATGTTTTACGTTCAGACTTTTCTAACATATTAGCTATCTCAATTATACCATAATTAGCCCAGCAGAAAAGTTTCATAATCTTACAAAAGAATTTACCAAGTTCGTCATCAACTTCTTTAATAGCAAAGGCAGCACCTATACGCATAGCCATTTGATCTGGTCTAGAACCATCAATACGATCCCTTAAAAAATTACTAATAGGACCACCTTGAAGTTCACACATTAATCTATAACGAGAACCAGCCTCATATTCTTCCATAGATATAAGCTTTCTGTTATACATATACATCAGACGAGATTCTCTAATGTTTAACCAAACTTTTTTCTTATCTAGTATAGTAGAAATAAGTTCTGGTCTTTCAGTTTGACGCATATTAAGATTTATAATAATTATCCTTTGCTTTATCAACATAAGATTTAAAGCGAGGATTATTATTATATAATTTAGCTAGACGATAGACACGATTTTTATGCTTACATCCATGAAAACGAGCAATAAGGCTCTTGCTCCCATACACTTGTGTAGGGTGCAATAGCCACGATAATATAATACTTAAATTATAAGTTTTGTATTCATTACTATCTTTAACTTTTCTTTTACCTTTTAAGGTATCAAGAGATATGTTATAAGATTTGGAACAAAACTTTTGAACATTAACAATCATAAGGAGATAAATATGCTTAAAGTTATAGAACATCATTCAGCCTCAAGTGGTAATACTTTTATAGATTGTCCGCACATGTGGATCATAGATAAATTGTATGGATTTGAATCAGAACCCAACGCTAGAATGAAGATGGGATTGGCAGCAGAAGATGCTGCTCATTATGGATTATCAAAACAAATCAATGATGAAAATACTATCACAAAATATGCTAAAACTAAATACTTAGAATATAGTATAGATGAAGAAATAGATGGATTAGCAAAATCTGGAGATGATGAATATGAATGGTCAGGTAAGATCGCAAATACATTTGTTAAGGAATTAAAACAGTATGGTGATGTAATTTCTTATCAAAAAGAAGCAGATGTACCTGGAGATAAATATGGATTAAAATTTAATATAGTTGCTAAAACTGATTTTGAATTTGAACATTTTATTGTAGATACTAAAGCAACTGCTAAAGTATGGAGGTATGCTGCTAATGCATCAGAAAAGAAACAAGGTAAAAAGGGTAGAATTAATCATAATTATCACCCTAAATCAGATCATTTAAGGCAGCAGTTCTTATATCGAGAACTATTTGGTAAGGATTGTTTACTATTATATGCATCTCCATGGGATAATCATACTTCAGATCTAGGAGATCATGTAGGTTATTTAGAACAATTAATAAATGCCTTTAAATCAATAGAACATATCTTAAATATAGCGAATACAAAGGAAGACGTTGTACGAATGTATCCTTTGACATTCGACAACTGGAGATGGAGATATACTCCAGGTGCTGAAGAATTTGCAAGAAAGATATGGTCGAAAGCTTTCAAATAAGGTATATATGCAAACAATTGGAAGTGTAATTAAACAAATAATAAAAAGGAGAATAAAAATGGAAACACAAACATTTGAATGTTCACATAAAATGTCATTCCCATCAAAAGATGGTGGAGGTAAATATAGTATTTACATTACCAAAGATGATGGTACAGATATGACTATTTATGGTGAGGCATTAGGTGCTGAACGATGGCAAAAAGGTGCAAGATTAAAAATAACTGCACAGCCACCAAGAACTAGCAAAAATGGTAAACAATACCAGACTGCTACTTCAGTTGAGTTATTAGAAGGTGAGGTTGCTGTACCAACAGGTAACGCAAGTGCTACACCAGCTAAAGATCCGCATGCTCAATGGAAAGAAAAGTATAGACTTACAATGAGTAACTTAATAAGTTCTTATATGTCAGGTAGCAAAATGCCTACTGATGATGAATTTAATCAGATAGATAAATTTGTTAAGAAAATACTTGACGTAAGATATGAAGGTGAAGACGCACCTTTTTAACAGAATTACTGTGTGGTTTATTTCCCTAAAGTTATTGGAACACAGTAAGGCTAGGTGGGAGTTTAATGTATAAATTAACAAAACGTATAGAACAACTTAAGCTTTCACCTAGTTTAATAAAAATCAATTATGAAAACATTAATGTTAGTACTCTGTTTAATAAACGGAGAAGTAGCAGAAATTCCTATAGTGTTAGCAATAGGTGAATGGTGTTCAGATAAAATAGATAAAATAACAACTGTAAATGAAGAAGGTACTAGAATTTTATATAAAGATCAAATTGTTTGGGCACATTACTGTATAACAATGGATGGTCAATATTATGTAGGTTATAATGATGGAAAGGAATTAAAATGATAACAGAAGATAGATTAGAACAATCTTTAAAGTTTATAGCAGAAACAGATGAGAGTAGTGCTGAGGCTAGTGCTAGTGTAAAATACTTAGATAGATTATTAAAAAGAAAGAAAGCATTATATATTACTGGTGAAACAACTTTAAAATCTATATCTGCCAAAGAGCAGGGATTTTATGCATCAGATACTTATAAGAATGCAGTTGAAGAATTATTTCAAGCAGAAGTTAAGGCAACTACTTTAGAGAATAAGAGAGATAAAGAAGGTATGATTATAGATCTCTTTAGAACTTTAGAAGCTAGTAGAAGAAAACATAATATATGATTTATAAAGTTCGTATATGGGTATATGTACCTCATGTTACAGAAATTTATATCAATGCAGATTCTGATACTCAAGCAGGAGAAACACTAAACGGTATTAAACCAAATTCATTATCATGGACAGAATGTCCAATGTCAGCTTTAAGAAAAACTTTTGAAGTAATTAAAACTGATGATACAAAGTCCTGAACTTAAATTGTTCAGGGCAATTATCACTAGAGCTATTGAAGATGCTATGTATGATGGTTTACACAAATATAAAATTATTGATAAAAGAGAAGCTATTTCTTGGCTGACTTCCAATTCAAATGATTTTAAGTCTATATGTAATTATGCCGATATAGATTCAGAGTATGCTTTAACAAAGTTTGCGAAAGCTATGAAACTTAATATATATAATTTATCAGATATACAAAGTAATGTAATACAAAACAAACCTCAACGTACACATAAATTAACTAATAAATTTAGATTAACATTTAATGACTGATAAGGATATGTTTAAAGATATGACCTATGAATCACTTAATAAACAAGTAGATGGTACACATTATAAAAATATGAAAGTTCAACCTGCACATTTTATTAATGAAAATAAACTTCTATTTGCAGAAGGTAATGCTATCAAATATATATGTAGACATCATCTTAAAGGTAAGAAGAAAGATATAGAGAAAGCTATTCATTATCTCGAGATGATTCTTGAACGTGATTACGATTAGATTTTTTATTATAAAGTTTTTTGTTTTTAATTATACGTTGATGAAAATACCTTAGCTGTCTGGCAATAGGATTACGTTTCTTATTAGCCTTCTTCATTCATTATTTTTTCCAAATATCGTTAAAAAAATCTTGCCAGAATTTCTGAACTTGCTCTTGATATTTCTTCGCTTGTTCAGGCTGTTCTTTTAAGAATTTTTCAAATTGGACTTTCCACTCTGCGTAAGTTGGAATCTCTAATTTAAAATTAAACATATTTTCTCCTTTATTTATTAAGAGGTTTAACCATGAACCTCATGTGCATATTAAGTTGCAACCCTTATTCTAATATCAGTTTAGTAATTTTCTTTTGTCCCATGTACACTTCTATTTCAGCTTTAGATTTAAGACATTTATATTGAACTCTATCACTAGGTGCAGTATCTCTCATCGCTATACGCTTACCTTTAAGACATTTAGAGAGACTGGGTTGAATTAAATGTTCCTTAATTTCATGGTCTATAATCATAAGTAATGCAAATACTGTTTCTATCATTTAAAAAACCCCCACCAGATTAAAGCTAGAGGTATAATAATATGTTCAAAAATTTCATATAAACAAATAAAAACTAAAAGCCATGTAAAG